TATACGGAGCAGGAGATGAAAAGATTGGGACAGTGGTTGGAGGAAGCAAGAAAGACGGCAAACGACTTAGAGACACTTTCCTTAATAATCTCCCATCATTTAGAACTCTTATCGCTAAAGTATCAAGAGCTGCAACCAAAGGATTCCTTAAAGGATTAGATGGACGCAAGATCAAAGTTAGATCACAGCACAGCGCACTGAATGCTCTGTTACAGGGTGGTGGTGCTATCGTTATGAAGCAGGGATTGATTCTGTTTCATGAGAAGATACAGAAGTATGGTGCTGTTGTTGTTGGTAATGTTCATGATGAATGGCAGGTAGAAGTACCAGAGCAGTACGCAGAAGAAGTAGGTAAGGCAGGTGTTGAGTCTATTATACAAGCAGGTATAGACCTTGGACTCAACTGTCCTCTAGATGGAGAATATAAAATAGGAGACAACTGGAGTGAAACACACTGAGAGATTTACTTTATGGGGAAATATGTATGTTTCTGATGGTGTTTATGTACCAGATAAAATTGCATCAGGAAGCTTTAAATATTGCTTAGAAGTAAAACAAAGTGATCCGTGGCCAGAGTATCATGGTATGCGGATATCTAAAGATGAGGTTGACTTAGATGAAGACTAAACATGAGCCGAACAGAATAGGTGATCTAGCAGAGCATTATGCTATCACTTGGTTGTGGGATAACGGCTATCATGTCTTTAAAAACTGTGGCTGCACAGGCCCAGTTGACATTGTTGCTCTCTCTCCCGAAGGAAAGATAACGCTGATAGATGTTAAGTCTTACAAGGATGGAAGGCTATCAGCAAAAACAGAATTACAAAAAGAACTAGGCGTACAGTATTTACACTACAACTCAGAGACACGTAAGTGTCGTTTTGTCAGGCACAGAAAATGAAATCACCACAGAATATAGTAGAAGATATATACGAGAATCTGAAACCTCTCTGTGATGGAGAGCCTCTGGATCTATCTGAAGAAGAGATAGATAAGTTTGGCGATGATATGAAAAACATATTACGTCACTGGGCCAAGCCTACGGCCAGAGACTCTAACTTTACTTTGCGTATGTCTAACGTAGGTAAACCTGCCCGTCAGCTTTGGTATGACAACAGGGAAGAGAATAATTCTTCTGTTGCCCCTAGTACGATGATCAAGTTTCTCTATGGACACATCCTTGAAGAAGTAGTTCTTATGTTAGCTAGGCTGTCAGGCCACGATGTAACAGATGAGCAGAAAGAAGTAGAGGTTGGCGGTGTCAAAGGACACATAGACTGTAAGATAGATGGCGAGGTTGTAGATGTTAAGACCGCATCATCCTACGCCTTTAAGAAATTTAAATATGGTACTCTGCCAGACGATGATCCTTTTGGTTATATAGCTCAGATATCTGGGTACGAACAGGCTGAAGGCACTAAGCATGGCGGGTTCCTTACAATCAACAAGGAGACAGGTGAACTGGCTTTCTATGCTCCTGATGATTTTGATAAGATAGATACAAAGAAGCGTATAAGCTCTCTCAAGAAATCTTTAAAAGCTGATGAACCTCCTGCAAAGTGTTATGATGATGTACCAGAGGGAGCTAAAGGCAACATGAAACTAAATCGGGGTTGCTCTTACTGTCCCCATAAGTTTGTATGTCATGCTGACGCTAACGATGGGACAGGTCTTAGAGGTTTTAGATATGCCAAAGGGGTTACCTATTTCACCAAGGTAGTCAAAGAGCCTAACGTAGAAGAGATACTATGAACGGTAGAAAAAGTAAACTGGCTAGGCGGCTTGCTAAAGACCTAGCTTTTGGCTGGCTCAAAACCCTAGTCAGTAAAGAAGAGACAGAGAAGATAACCAAAGATAACTTCATGGGTCTTATGCCTAAGCAAACTCATATCATGAACGAAGGACAGATGCGTTTAATGCCGAATACCTATAGGTGGTTCATCAAGCAGGTCAAAGCATCTGGCGTGGATAATATAAATGGTAGAAAATCTGGATAGTGTTGACCTAGCACATTTGATTGTTGCTACTAGTGCTTTCTTGTTGTCTAAGAATGCTGACATCTCTGAAGTCCCAGACTCTGTGATTGAAAGAATCTGTGATCTTGCAGACTACGAATTAGCTTTTAGACTTGAGAGTACATTACATTGAAAAAATCAAAGGTCAGGAAGGGTTATAGAAAACGTAGAGTACAGCGTCCTGTAGAGAAGAATGTACCTACCAACTATGACTCTATATGGGAATACAATCTGCATCATGGCCTCCTGAAGGGGTGGAAGCATCATGACAGAAAGATTCCTTATGTAGTTAATCATGTATATCACCCAGACTTTAGTAAGAAGATAGGACGCAAGACTTATCTCATTGAATCTAAAGGCCGTTTCTGGGATTATTCAGAATACAGCAAGTACATTTGGATAAAGAAAATGCTACCTCCTAACATGGAGCTAGTGTTTCTTTTTGCTGATCCCAATGCTCCAATGCCTCAGGCCAAACGCCGTAAGGATGGAACCAAGAGAAGTCATGGTGAGTGGGCCGGAGCTAATGGCTTCAAGTGGTACAGCGAAGAAAGTATTCCTGATGATTGGATAGACAAAGAATACAGAGAAAGCGAGAGGTTCAAAGAAGAATACTTTGATATAGATAAGGAGCAAGAATGAAAGCACCAATAAAAATTGTAGATGCTATTACGAATTTAAACACTAAAAATATACCGGGCCGTTTTATATTTAGACTAGAGAATGGTAAGTCTCCAATTATATTTTATAGATATATAGCTGATACTAAAACTTATCAACAAAAAAAGAAGGAATCTTGGCGGCCATATAACATGCAAGATCAATTCATAGATATATTTTTTGAATGTTTTTATTTGGTGTCGGGAAGAAGTTTAGTTTTAACTAAAAATGAGATGATTGTACCTATGAAATTGTCTCTAGAAGATGATGATTCATATTGTCCTGATGGTGGAATTAGCTGTAAATTTGAAGGCAAAGAAATAGGAAGGAGCAGAGATTTTGACTGATAATGTAAACAACCCGCCTCACTACAACAAAGGTGGTGTGGAATGTATTGAAGCCATTGAGAGTATGCTTACAGCAGAAGAGTTTGTAGGCTACTTACGTGGCAACAGCCTGAAGTACAGGTGGCGTTTTCGCTATAAGAATGGCATAGAAGATTTATATAAAGCACGATGGTACGAAGATAGACTTATTAAGTACATAGAAAAAACTGGATGTAAGGTAAAAGAGGAACCTTACCTAGATCATTTAAAGGATCATTAGAATGACAACTAAAATTGGCGTACAAGACTACAAGGGAATCAAGATAGATTATTCTAGAGAGTCTCTACTTGGTGATTTTGCAATCGCTACTTTAAAAGACAGATACTTCTGGGCTGATGAAGATCATGCTCAAGAAGCTTTCGCAAGAGCAGCTATATTTGGAGCAACTTATAATGAAACTACTGACTATGCTTTGGCACAACGGCTTTATGACTATAGTAGCCTACTTTGGTTTATGTTTAGCACTCCTATCCTTAGTAACGGGGGTACAAGCCGTGGCCTTCCTATCAGTTGCTTTCTTAATTATGTTCCTGACTCCCGTCATGGTCTATCTGCTCATTATGATGAGAACGTATGGCTTGCTAGTGGAGGTGGAGGCATCGGTGGATACTGGGGTGATATCCGTAGTAATGGCGTGGATACTTCTAACGGCAGTAAATCTACTGGTTCTATCCCATTCATGCACGTAGTTGATAGTCAGATGCTAGCTTTCAATCAGGGTATTACCCGCAGAGGAAGCTATGCTGCCTATATGGATATCTCTCATCCAGAGATTGAAGAGTTTATATCAATGCGTAAGACAACAGGCGGCGATATAAATAGGAAATGTTTAAACTTACACAATGGTGTCAATATTAACGATGCCTTTCTGGAGGCAGTTAAGCGTGATGACGATTGGAGACTTATAGATCCCAAGACTAACACAGCCATTAAGACTGTATCCGCTAGGGATCTTTGGTGGCAGCTTATATCTACTAGGGCAGAAACAGGCGAGCCTTATATAGTAAACATAGATAGATGTAATGAATATCTACCAGATGAACAGAAGCTTTTAGGACTTGATATCAAGCAGAGCAACTTATGTTCTGAGATAACGCTGGCTACTAACGAAGAACGGACTGCTGTCTGTTGTTTGTCTAGTGTTAATTTAGAATACTTTGATGATTGGTCTACGGTAGATACATTTATACCTGACCTAATTACAATGCTAGATAATGTAATCCAACACTTTATAAATCATGCTGTAGGAGAATGGCCTACAAATAATGAGTACATGATAAACAAACCTCTAAGCTTTGAAGAGTTTCAGAGCTGCTGTGACCCTGTAAAGATTGGATACTCTAAGGCTGCTTACTCAGCTTATCGTGAAAGATCTCTGGGTCTAGGAGCTATGGGCTTTCATAGCTATCTACAGTCTAAAGGTATACCTTTTGAGAGCATGTATGCTACTTCTTTCAATCATAAATCTTTCTCTCTAATCAAAGATCGGGCTTCTGCTGCTTCACGTATACTAGCTGAGGAGCGTGGTGAAGCTCCTGATATGATAGGCAGTGGTAGAAGGAATGCTCACCTTATGGCTGTAGCTCCTAACGCCTCTAGCTCTATCATCTGCGGCGTTACTAGCCCATCTATTGAACCTTTCAGGGCCAACACATTTACACATAAAACTCTTTCAGGTTCTTTCAGGGTCAAGAACAAATTCTTAGAGAAAGAACTCAAAACTGTATTTCCTACCAAAGAGGAACGTGAAAAGGTTTGGAAAGATATTGCAGCCCATGATGGCTCTGTT